GCGTCAAGTGCTGGCCGGATTGACCTGCCGCTAATGTCGCCGTGACATTGCCGCCGGATTCCAACATCTGCAATGTGCCGGTTGGCGTGATGATGCCGCCATCGGAAACACTGATTGCCGTGCGGGGCGCGATGGCAATGTCAGCGCCAAATGACGCATCGCTGGACACGCTGAGCGTAGTGGATGATGTGCCGCCTGTGACGTTCAGCCCACCCGAAGTGACGTTCAGCCCGCCCGCCGACACCATCGTACCCGCCACATTCACGCCACTGGTGAAGGTTGCCGTGTCGGTGACGGTCAGCAGCTTCGTGACAACCCACGTGAAGTTAGTCGCCACTGCCTGCGCATTCACGCCCACGGCAAGCGCCAGAACCAGAATGAGCGCCACAACTATCGGAGTTGTTGCCTTACGCATCATGCCCTCCTTTAGGTAGGCGTACCATCCGACCATGCCGCATTGTTGACGTAGCGCGCAGTGCCGTTCGTGCGGTCGCCCACGCCCACGCCGAACTCCGTGAAGAACATCATGTATTGCAGCGGGTACACTGCGCCGGCACCGGAGCGAGGGTCAGGGAAAGCCTGAATCACCGGGCGGAGCGGTGCGTTTTTCTGCACACGGATCTTGAGCGGATTGCGCTGCGAGTTGGCACCGTAGGACTTCCAGGCGAAACCGTAATACTGCGGCATACCTGGCACAACCCAAATCTTGCAGTCGTGGATAGTGCCGATGGCATACGCACCGTTCATTAGGTACGTCGGCCCGAAGCTCGCCAGGTCTTGCGTGCTACCGTAAGTAACGAGGTTGCGGGCAGTCGGCACGAAGCCGGTCAGCCCTTCCACCGTGGTTTGGTCAGAGATGCCGATGACAAACTCATACGGGGGCAGATGCCCATGCTCCAACAGTTCGGCCTTCGCATCTTGGAACACAGCCGCCGTGAATACGCCGCCCGCAATGGGCACGTAGTGCTCATGCGTGCTAGTGAACGTGTTGCCACCGTTGGCAGGCGGCGTGAAGTCCACGTTCGTGCTGCCCGCCGTAGTAGCGAACCCAGGCGAGTAGCCGCTGGAACCAAGCCCATCAGCCGTGCCGGAATCGTCGCCGCGCTTGATGAGACGGGTCAGCAACTCGACACGCCATTTGTCACGCACGTCCTTGACGGCATCCTGAATGTCGGCGTCAATCTGCGGCATCCGTGCCTTGCGCAGATAGTCCCACGTCCAGCCCAACGCACGGTCGAACGATTTGAGCGGCAGCATGTGACCCTGCGTGTCAGATCGCTTGGCGTCCGGTCGCCCGTACTCCGTGAAGCGTTCCATGCCGTTGGAAGTACCGACACGGTATTCAACATCGGGCATGTCGGTATAGGACACCAACGCCGACCAAATCGGGTCATTGAACAATTCGCCAGAGACGGCGGTCAATGCGCCGTTCAGACTGGCAACGACAGAAGCGAAGGTAGTGCCATCCTGCAATTCGTACTTGCGCAGTTCGGTGGCATCCCAACCGCTCAACATGACAAGGGATGTGGTATCCCGTGGTCCAAGAGACATAGTTAGTTATCCTCCTTAACTGAGGTCGATGAACTCAGGACGAACGAAAAGCACCGTGGCGCTCTCCGCAAATCCAACGACAACATCCTTCGTGCCGACAGCCACTCCCGGCTCACCCGCCGTGTCACTGGCGAAGATGATCGAAGCGGGCGTTGCCTCTTGCAGACAAACCACCGGCCCGTGCGTCACCACGTCAACACGGTCACCAGCTACGGCAGCCTTCAGCGCAATGCCAACCACGCAAGCCGCCGTGAAGTTTGTCGTGTCGGCAGGGTCTACGTACCCGTCTGCCATCATCGCCACGATCTCACCGGCAGCGATGGTAGCACCCGCCGTGAAACGCCGAATCACAGCCCCGTCAAGCGGCTTGATGAGTTCGGCAGTTGCGTTACGTCCAAATGCCATTGTTAGAATCCTCCAAAACTAGGGTAGATATCGCCAGTCAACGCCCAACCGGGCTGCCAGTTCTTTCTTCTCGGCTTCCGTCGTCGCCGTGCCTGTTGGCGCTGCGCCGTTGCCCGTGCCGCTGTTGATGTTGGGTGCGGTGGGTTTCGGTAGCGCCGCCATGAGTGCTTTGGCGTCCGCTTCAATGGTCGCTTCGTCCTCGCCTTGCAATCGGTTCGCCAATGCAATCGGCATGTTCAGCCGTTGCGCCACGTCCCGCTTGATGCTGGCAATTTCAGCGGCTTTCAGGCGGGCCTCAGTCTCTTCAATGCGCTTCTGTGCCGCCTGATAGAGTTCCTGATACTTGCCCTGCTCTTCTGCCGCCTTGCGCTCTGCTTCCTCTCTGGCTTTCGCTGCCATCGATTCGGCTTTGGTGCGCTCTTTGGCGATGCGCTCATTGATGATGCGGTCAACGTCCTGCTGTGTGAAGGTTCGCTCAGGTTGCGCCGGTTCCGGCTGTTTGTCGCCCGCCGTCGGCGTGGTCTGCGCTTCCTGATCTACTGGTGCGTCGGTCACTGCGTCGGTCATGTTATTCTCCCGTTTTTGCCGCCCGTCGGCGTGGAATAAAAAAGCGCCACAACCGGCGTATGTCCCGGTGTGGCGCTCGTGGCGCTACGATATTATGCTGCTACGGAAAATTATAGCATGATTATGTCGCGGAATCAATAGTCCTATTGATCCGACTATTGGCGTGTCGATCACCCGTCCACCCGACATTGCGCTGCCCATCCGCCGATCGACTCCGAAACAACCTGCCCATCCTGCGCCCAAATGCGACAGGACACTGGCGCGTCATCGATAGCCGCAACCGTGACTAGAATCCACCCGCCCGGAGTGAGTAGCTGGCGGCTGACAACGGCGCCTTGCGCCTCATATCCGCTGACGCCAAGAGCACGCACGAGCACCGTGTAATCCCCGCCTGTAACCTCAGTTACAAAAAGTGTACCCTCTGTATATCGTGGTTGCGCCATGCGCGCCGCCATGATAGCGAACGCACGCTGCACCGTGGCCGCCGGTGAATGTGGCGGGACTGGCCTGGCAGGTTCTGAGCTTGCCGATACGGGTGAAGCCAGAGTGATGACAAACAGGGTAATGAGAATGGTTGTAATCAGTTTCATTGTGTCGCCTCCGCAAACGATGATTCGACAGGCAAATTATTGTCCGGCAATTCTGGATTCAATAGCAATAAAGCCAGGCGCCATTGGTGGTACGCCCCCCGCTCTTTGATGACAAGCTCGGAGGTGCGTCGGTTGAATCGTGCCTTGACTCGGCCATCCTCACCACACAAATTTACCCAGTCACTGCGCCCATGCTGGCTGTCGTCGCCCATGTCTATCTGCTAAACTCCTCACGTAGCCGCCTGTCAAAGTAGCGCTGAATCGTCGGCGTCGTGCGCCGTTGCACCTCTTGCGCCGTGTTAGTCCAGCGTCCCCGATGCACTGCCGCTTGACGATCAGCGTCTTGCACCAGTCGATTGTATGGCGCTGTGTTGCCACTGCTGACAACCTCGCCAGTAATCTCATTGCCCTGTCCGCTGATACGCCGAAACCATGACGCCCGTAGCGTGTTGGTGCGCTTGTACGTGCTACCGGCACGTTGCGGCGGGTACGTCTGCATCTGGCGGTGAATGAGCACCGTTGCATCTTCCATCGCCGCCCGCATTGCCCGATTGATGCGTAGCGGCGCTTGCTGCAAGTAGCCGATAACCTGGCGTGACTCAACCTGGATGATTACCGTTGTCATGCTGCCCCCACTAGCGTGTCAACTACGTTGGTTTGTCGCCGTGCGTCCCGCTGCGCCTGCTGATACTGCGCATAGGTTTCGGCATTCCACTGATAGCGTTCCTCTCGTGGCAATGGAGTCTCAAGCGTTGCGCTTGTTTCCTCGATTGCCCTGCACCGGCAGTTAGGGTGAGCCGGTATCGATGCGCCGTTCGGCCAGACACGTTGTGCCTTTGGTACGGTGACTGTATGATTTGGCCCACAGATGGGGCATACACGTTCATCGGCGGCAGTGTACCAACGTAGTGCCACGATGTACGGGTTTGCGTTTGCCGCCTGATACGTTGACTCGTAATAGATGCGAGTCGATTCAGTCACGGCCACTCGCTCAGCCCGTACAGCGCCGAACGTCGGTTCGATTGCCCGGATCAGTTGCGGCAACCCATCAGCGTAGCCGGCTGTCTCAAGTTCACCCCGCTGCCAGTCCAGGAACGCCCGTGCGAAGTCGGTGCGGCTTGTGGCGTTGATGTTTGGCACAGAACCGACAAGCTCAACATCCAAGTTGGTGTAATAGTCATTCACCCACCCGATCACCGCTTCGTTGACAGCTTCCCACATGTCAACAGCGCCGCCGCTTACAATGCTTACAATCGCACGTTCCTGCGCCACTTCATACAGTGCCGGTTGCACGCTGCGAAAGAAAGCATCATCCTCTTGCCGCCAGAACTCAGCCAGTTGCGCCGCTGTCGGTCTACCGTTCCCGGCGTCTACCAACTCCAAGAGCCTGTAACGCTGTGCGTCTAGTCCGCTTGTTACGGATTCCAGCAACAGCGATTCCGCCCATGCTTGCGCTGCGTCCGGGTCTAGGTTGCGAGTGATGCGCTGTGCAGTGGCATTGTCCAGCACGCCAAGCTGCACAAGAGCGGCAAGTAGCTCGTTCACATCTGCGCCTTTCGTGGCCGCCCACGCTTGACCGGCGTTACGTTCATCTGTGGCACGGGCATCGGTGCGTCAGTGTCCACCGTGCCAAATTCCAGGTCATCACGGAACGCAAACGGCACGTAGTCATCTGTCAGACTCCAGCCATCCGCCAACATGCGCCGCACTTCCGACGGTGCGGTCACGATCACTTCGTCGCCATCACGGTACAGTGTTGTTGGTTCGCTCATTATTCCCTCCCTGATTCCCGTTCTGCGTTGTATCTGCCGGTCGTTGCGCCTGCAACTGAGCACGTCGTAACGATTCGCTCACACTGGCAATCTTGACCGCTTCTTCTCTGCGCTTGTCAGCTTTCCAGCCGGCGATCTCCGATGGCGTAAAGCCTAGCACATACTGCCAGATTGTATCATCCGGCACGCCTAGCCCCTGATACGCTTGCCCGACTTGCGCCTGTGCCAACTCATTCCGCACGTTGGCATCTGTCCATACCGTCTGAATATCCATGTCGGGCAGTTCCGGCAGCGATGGCCCGAACGTCTGCGCAACACGATACGCCATCACGAACGCATCAGCCCACGCCTGCCCAAAGACGAGCTGGCGTTCCTGCGCCCGCTTCACAAGGCCGGATTCCAGTTGCTTCAGCGCCTCACCGCTTGGCACGTCACCGCCGCCGACTGGTCGCAGATAGTAAGCGGGTGTGCGTGATACGCCGCTAATCGCCTGCACCAGCGTCCACATCGTTTCAATCATCGGTTGCAGGTTGGCAGCGTCGAGCCGCTTGACGTTGGCGTTGTCTACTTCGATTGCACGGCCCGGACTGAATCTAAATTCGTCTGCGCCTTCGATGTCCGCATCGTCTTGGATGCTGCCGAACCCGCCTTCGCCCTGGTACTCGATGGCCAGGATGGGAAAGCCGGAAGCATCGGCAGCCGCTATCAGGTCAAGCCAGGTCTTGTTGAGTGCGTTCTGTAGCCCGATTACCTGCTCAATCTCACTGCCGCCAAGATTCGCAAACTCGATAACCGGAATGCCCAACGGGTCGCCGGCTGAGTCCACCCACGGCAGCGGCCACGTTGGATCGCCAACATCCTGGAATGGTTCCCAGTTGCCCGTTTTGCTCATGATGTACTTGCGGATTTCACCCGGTAAGTAGACCGTCTTGCGCTGCTTGCCAGTTTCGCCAGGATTGAGCGGGTCGAACGTGTAGAAGTAGCGACTGGCGTAAAGCACACGGTTTTTGT